GAGAGTTGGGTGAAATAGATCTGACACCGACTGAGGTAATCACCACGGACTACTGGGCTCGTGGCTCATTCGCTGCCAGTACAAGCACGATTCCGGCCGTCCTCAGCGACGCGTCGGACTCAACCTACATATCACTGACTGAGGATTACACGCTGTCCGCGGGTGTCTTCTACTCGACCATCATGCTGGGCTACAACTCGGGAACCCTGCCGTTCAAGGCTCGGGTCAAGTCCATCTATCCGACCGCGCGCGTTGCCAACGTCAGCAGTGTTCCGGAGAAGATCCAGATGAGTATCTGGAAGTGGAAACCGGGCGCATCGGATCACGAGTGGTCCAAATCCGGCATCGCTTGGGGCGGAGCACAAGCGCTCAGTTCGACCATCTCGACGTACAAGGGCTTTGCCACGGATCGGTTCTCCAACGGAAACATGATTACTCAGAACGATATCGAGTTCCTGGCGACCGAGATCTTCAACCTGACCGATACCGACTCCCGCGTGTACGAAGCGGGAATCACGATCATCTATGATGAGCAGCCCCGTGCGCTCATCAACTACCCGACCACCACAATCCCCGAATCCTCGCCGATCGTGTCGTGGAACTACTTCGACGATCTTCAAAGCCAATACGCCGTACAGATCGAGATCTATTCAGGTTCGACGCTTCTCTATACGACCGGCACGCTGGTCACGGGCGCACGGACCCATGACGTCCAATACTCCTTCCCTGACGGCACGTACACGCTGAAGGTTCGCGCAGCTCAATACTGGTCCGGACCTGGTGGGATCTTCTGGTCGGAATGGGACACCAAGACATTCTCTGTACAGGGATCAAGGCCTTACCCGCCTGCGCTGACCACTACTGATCAGACCGGCTTTGTTCGGGTCAGCGCGCTTGGCTACCTGAACTTGCTTCCGTCCAACGCTTCCGACTTCGCTGATGCCGGTCACCCCGATTGGTATTCGGTCAACAACGCCACCGTATCCGCAAGCTCCGGCACGTTCGCGCGCACGGGTACCAAGATGATGACCGTGGTGCCAACGGGATCATCGTCTGAAGCCATCAGCGTGCCTGTGCCTGCTGTGGCGGCGTCCCGCTACTACGCCGGTTTCTACGTGCGCAACGCGCCCGGCACAACCACGAACACGGCCGAATGTGATATCTCCTGGTACAACTCTGCCGGTTCGCTAATATCGACCTCTACAGGCTCTTCAGCGACCATCACGAACGGTGTCTACACGCTGTTCACGGTGACCGCCACAGCCCCCGCGCTGACTGTTTGGGCAGCCATGAGGATCAAGCTAGGCGCCACATCGGGGACGTTCCTGGTAGATAGCGCGTTCATCACTGCAGTCCCCACCGGCTCAGCTCTGCCCGACTTCTCCGCGGCGCCCAACCTGATACCGCTAGGCGGGATGCTCAATACCACGCCCAACCTCTTGACGTGGGAAGATGCATCCATCGAGACCAACCACAAATGGGTGGTGGGCCAGGACACCGTGGGCAACACCTACGTTGAGGCGGACCTGTATACGTCGTCGGCTGGCGTAACAATCTCCTCCCCAGAGCCGAACTCAAGCAACGGTGCCGTGGTCGATGTCCCCTCTTCTGGTACGCGCTGGATCAGGTTCTCCGGCGTAAGCACGGTGGGTCTGTCGAGCGTGACCATCAAGGCCGTGACCTCGCCCGGTCAGTTCACGGGCAGGCTGCGCAACGACACGATTGCGGGAACGATCCTTGGCACTTTCTCCGCCTGGTACAACGGCAACGGAACCATCTACCAATACATACGATTCAATGTAACCGCGGGAACCCTACCGGCGGTCATTGAGTTCACCGGCGCGCACGGTCAGGTGGACTCGATCTACTTCAACTACTCGTCCCCGAGCGCGACAGTCGTCAGCGACACGGCGCAGGCGCGTAACGGCACCACCAGCCTGAAGGTCACCAACTCCAGTGGATCTACCAACAAGATCACGGTATCCAACGGCTCGATAACGGCGGATGGTCAGCTTACCGAGGCTTCCGGCTACTTCGACGTCACGCCTGGAGAACAGCTCAATCTGGCAGCGTCGATCTACTCCCCGTCCAACTCGCGCACGTTCCGGCTACAGGTCTCCTACTGGACCGACCTCTACGCGGGATCGTCGGGCCTGACCGAGGTAACCAGCACGAGCACTGTGGGCGCCTGGAAGGATTTGACGGGTAACGTCACGGTCCCCGCGGGTGCGCGCTACGGCAAGCTGTTCTTGGCCACCTCATCTACGCCCAACAACGAGGTGCACTACTGGGATCGCATAGCGGTGTGGCGGAACTCTGTCAACCCCCACACCACCAGGTGGTTTGAGGGATCCCGCACACTTACCGGTCCGTTCCTGGTGGTCGAGTACAGCGAGGATGCGGGCGTGACCTGGGGAGAGCTTGGTACTACAACGCTCACCCAATCCTCCGACATCGTGCTGTTCGACGACTACGAGATTCCGCACCAGGTTGACCGGATCTACCGCGGCTATGTGTACGGTAACTGGGAGTCGATCATTAGAAGGTCCGTACTGTCGGCTTCAACGGCCGCGGCGAACATCGACCTTCCCAACGTGTGGCTCCACAAGGTGTCCGATCCAGACGGCTCGATCTACAACTTCAGGTATGACGGTGCGGGTCGCAGCGCCACACCCGGAGCCATGCCCGTACTGAATCAGTTCGCAGGCAGAGACTACGCCGTGGCTTCATTCGGCGAGGTGGACGATTACCAGATCAACGTGTCGCTCCGGCTGGCTTCCACGACGGACCAAACGAAGATGCGTCAGTTCCTGGCAGCTAAGGAGTTGCTCGTTTTCCGTGACCAGCGTGGGCGCCGTGGGCGTGGTGTCGTCATGGCTCGAAACATCGTGGATGAGGTGTGGGGGCAGTCCTGCACATTCGCGTTCGTGCTGGCGGGTGAGCAACCGTGACCGTTACTGGCGACACTGATATTGGCAGCTACACCGACGTAGAGATCATGGAGCAGCTTCGTACCGGGTATCGCAATGAGCGTTTCAGGTTCGAGCACCTTGACGGATCTAATCAGTCTCTACGCTTCCTCACCACGATCATGCCGGGCGCCCGGATCGACTACCAGTACTTCGCGGACATCAAGCGCACCATCACATTCAGAATGTGGGAAACCGAAGAAGAGTCGAAGCTCATCAAGTGGGAACGCGATCGTATCCGCGCGCACATGGACCTGAAGATGCCCGACGGCGGTTGGGCGCGCCGATCCCTTGGGGTCTTCCTTCCCACCTCGCCGCGGCGATCGTCCAGCAAGGGCTCTGTATTCCTTGATCTGCAAGGCTACGACCAGACGCTCATCCTGAGGGAGAACACCTACACCACAACGCAACTGTGGACGGCCGGTTACCTTCTCACGGACCTGGCTAGTCGCGTACTAGCCGACAACGGAATTACTGCGCAGGTGGTAGCGTCGGCAAAACAGCTACCCACGGAAAAGTCTTGGCTCGTGGGCACCACACACGCTCAGTTCCTACAGGACATCATCGAGAAATTGGGATACGGGTCGGTGTGGTTCGACGGGGAGGGTTTGGCGCATGTGGAGCCTTACGTGCTTCCAGAGAACCGCACTCCCGAAATCTCTTACGCCACAGATGAATTCTCGATAACCAAAGAAGAGGGCACAGACTTCCTGGATCTGTTCAAGGTCCCCAACCGATGGACGTCAGTGAAGAGCCAACCGGACACCACTACGGTTCTGTCCGCCACGATCACCAACTCGGATCCCGAGGATCCCTCATCCACGGTTGGCCGCGGTCGGGTCATAACGGACATCCGTACTGATTCCCAAGCGGTTGACCAGGAAGCGCTCAATCAGGAAGTACGACGCATCGCGGCTGAAGCGCAACAGAAGTACCGGGAGATCGAGTTCACCACTGGCCTTGTGCCGCTGCACGCCGAGGCAACCACAGTTCAGCTTCAGCATGACCCGTTGGAGTTAAACGACGTCTACAATGAGACAAAGTGGTCAATGGACCTTAAGGCAGGCGGACTTATGACACACGCTGCTAGGAAGGCCGTAGTGGTAGGAGACGTAACGTGATATCCCATGACCGGTTTCTGGAGTCTGTCGGCGCAGCCCGTGATCGAGACAAAGAATTCAAATGGTCCGAGTATGTGCGCTTGGGCGCCGCGGTAAGCGTAGCTGGCGGCAACGTGACCGTGCTGCTGGACGGAGAGACGTCGTCCATCAAGGTCAGCTACGACCCTGCCATTGCGGGCGTAATCACCGGCGACCGCGTGCTGTGCATCAAGGTGGGGACAGGCTGGATCTGTCTTTGCGTGGTTCACCTTTGACATCCAGTCCCGGGGGGCGTAGCGTATTTCTTGTAAGGAGAGGTCGAACACTAGGGACTGGTGACCATGAAACTCTCCGATTATCCGCTCATAGGTCGAGTCAAGAACCCAGAGATTCCCGATGCGGAACGCCGCGAAATCGCCCGCTACGTGCTGGCCATCGAGCAGCACGACAAGCGTAAGGCCCACATCCACCGATTGGCGCTACGACGTATTCGTGGCGGAGAGACTTGGTAACGCGCTCCGAAGTCTGAAGTTCGCTATCGACTCCCACATGGTCTTGCCCCTAGCTTTTAGCTAGGAATGTGGTGAACCGAAAAGTGAAGCCAGAGATCCTTCTGGAACTCCTCCCGATCGTTATAGAACTACACGAAATAGCTGAATTCGCCTTCCACAGGCTTAAGCACGCAATCGATATGAGGAAGTCATGACTATAGATCTGGTTGTTGAAATCTCACCGATAGAAATGGCTAACATGGTCAACGCGCTGACCGAAGAGGAAAACGCAGCGCTGGCAGAACAAACAGACGACGACGTCTAGCACTCCGGCCGACTCACCCAGATCCGCCGTTTGATTTCCGAACTGGAGATCAACGGCGGATCTGGTCTTGGTATGTACTCAACGCGAATCCCCAGGTCCCTGATCAGCAGCTCTGCCCTTTTACCCAACTGCCCCATGTAGTCGCGGCGTTCCCAGTCCGAGCCGATGGTGATGATGTCAGGCTTGACCATCTCGATGACCGCGGAGAAATCCTCATCCATCAGGTTGCGCACCACATGATCCACGTACTTGCAAGCGCTCAGCACACCACAGCGTTCCCCATAGGACATGATCGGAGCGACTCCCTTGAAGCGCTCTACGAAGGAGTCCTTGTTAACCGCCACAACTAGCTCATTGCCCAGGATGGCGGATCTTCGGAGCAACTCGACGTGACCCACGTGAAACAGGTCAAACGTGCCGCCGGTGAGAACTCTAATCATTGATGCATTCTAAGGTCATATCCCCGATCCTCCAAAGGTGGGATGGCATCGGGGAAGTGTGGCACCACAGCGTCACGCCGAACGTATTGATATTCGTTAAGGAAGCGCAAACAATCCGCCTGGAATCCCCAGTCATCCATCGGACCGTACCGAAGCTTGGTGAAGACGTGGCTGCTGATCAACGTACAGCCCGTCGCCAGGTGAATGCGGGTATCTCCAGGAAAGTCGATCTCCCTCACGCCGTCCATGGCAAACGCGGGGCAGTAGGCTCCAACTACGTTCACGCTAGTTTCTTCCACCACTTCAAGCAGCTTTGGTATCGTGTCGTCCTGGAGTATGACGTCAGCGTCCATCATGAGTACGTAGTCCGCTCTGTACTCTATCGCGAAGTCGAAGATCATGTTTCGGCCCATGGCGATGTGGCGACCGCGGTTGGCTGAGGTGACCTGCTCACGACCGTCACCGTAGTGATAGGTCCAGTGGGTGAGGGGCTCGTAGTTGTACTCAATCATGTCCTGATACACACCGCGTCCCCGCTTGTCTACTTCGAGAGCGGCGAAGTACTTGTGCGGCTGAGGGTTCCGGAGCCACGATCCCCACACACCAGGGTCGGACATAGCGAATGGCGCCAGCGTGGCGCCTATGACGATCGATGGATTCATGGGGGATCCTCTCTTTGATGCGGGGATCGGACTCGAACCGACAACCATCAGCTTATGAGGCTGGTCGCACTACCTGTTGGCGTACCCCGCACGTTGAACGATCCTGGGCGTGGCCACTAGCGGAAGAGGCATCTTCATGGTTTAGCAACCACACCCAGGATCGAGTCTTTAACCTATCACGGGTTTCGGAGCTTGGCGACCAAGTCGTAGATGCCGTGCAGATCGTCGATTGTGCTGTTGATGGAATCCAGCGCCTTGCGCCGAAAATCCTCAACGGGCGGAGTCACAACCGGCGGAGGCGTGACGACCGGGGGGACCGTGGGATCCGGCGCTGGTGCGGGCAGCGTCGAAGGGATCGGGATGAGCTTCGCCCACGTCAGCGGACCGACCTTGCCGTCCACCGCAAGACCGTTGGCTGCCTGGAACTTCTTCACCGCTTCGATGGTCGGTCCCTCGTAGAGACCATCCGCCCACGCCGGACCCGCGGGAGCGAACCCTAGCGCCTGAAGGCGTTGCTGAATCCGCTTGACGTAGGCCTGCTCAGCGGGAGTGTAGCCGCCGTGGGACTCTGCCGGGCCGTCGATGTCGCCGAAGTACTCACCGGCGGGTAGCGGGAAGTCGTCGCCTGTAGGCGGAGTAGTTCTCACAGGTGGCGGAGATCCGGCGTACTTGGCCAGCAGGATGTCACAGTGCGACTCGTTGGATGCCAGGTGGATGTGGTTGATATGCGCGGTGACTATCTGAGCGTTGTAGAAGTTCGGGCCGACCACGGCAAAGTTCTTGACGTAGAAACCGTTGTCGTCAGCGTATGGCGTGGTGTGGATGAGTTCGAGCAGATTGTTCGAGTCTTCGAGGATCAGGCGAGAGGCTGCCTGCATAGCGCGCTGCCCGGTTTCGTCCATGGTTCCCGCCACGTCGAGCGCGCCAGCGTCGCCCGTGTTCTCATGGTAGTCCGCATTGGAGTTACCGCGGTGCGCTGAAGTAATGAACAGCTTCGCGAGGAGATCCGCGGGTAGTCGATGTTCGAGGTAGGTCTTGAGCTTGCTGGCCACAGAGTCCATGACCGAGTTGTCAATGAAAGCGATTCTGAGCGTGCCCACGCTGGTGTTACCTCCGGATGTAGGTGGGGGTGTGGTGGTAGAGAGTGGTCGTCGGGTGATCAGTCGGCGAAAGCCAGCTTCCGTGCCCTCGAACGCGTTGGCGTCGCCCTTCTGACCATCGTTGAAAATAGCGTCAGAGCAGTACTGCCAAATCACGGGCATGCGGCCGGAGTAGGGAGTCCAGCCCGGCCCGTTGGCGCCGGAGTACATTTGCTCGTACTGACGGCTTGCGCCGGAACCGTTGTAGTTGGCGTTCCACAGGGGGCGCCCGTCATCGGGGTAGCTGTTGCCGTACTGGCCTTTGGAGACATAGATGATGGCCGGTTTGCCGGTGATCGCTTCCAGTGCGTCCGCCATCTCTTTGCCGATGTTGGGCGCCACATCGTCATACGGCCACTTCTCCAGGTCTACTTGCCAGAAGAAGTCCGGGTGAGACAGCAGCCAGGGTGCGGTGTCTCGGACGAACTGGACCGCGGTTGAAGCCTGGACACTGGCACTGACCCCCGTACGAGGTACCACATAAGCGCCGAGAAATGGAACACCCTGATCGCGAGCCGAAGCAAGGACCGAAGCCATGTTCGTGTGCTTGTAGATGCCGTCTGGATCTTGCTCCGTAGCCTTGTGGGTGACAAAGCTCAGACCTCCGAAGTTCCGTACAGCAGTGAAGTCACTGCCGTCATAGCCAAACAGAGTCATGCATCAATCCTATCATCAGTAGTGGGATCCCCACCGTTTACCGTAGATCTCCCCTGAGGCGGTCAAGGGTACACCCATGAACTTTTGCGTCAGGCACTCACCATAGCAGCGCGCCACATCCTCCGCCTCATCCTCGCGAGCTTCCCCGATGGCCTCATCATGCACCGCCATCAACAGTGTCTCCGCGTACTTGGTGCGGGAGATCCGGAGTAGTCCGATGGCCAAGACATCTCGGGCTGTGGACTGGACGATGTAGTTCACACCAGAGTAGGCACGATCCGCATCGACGTAGAGAGTTCGGCCAAAAGGTGTAGTGACCGAGCCAACCTTGCCGTAGCACAGGCGCTTGATCTGGCTCTCGATCGACGCACGGTCCTTCTCGTCCTCTACTCCCCACAGTTCCTTCCTCAGTTGTTTGTAGACATACTTCTGCCGCGAATTGAAAGCTTGATCCAGAACATGCTCTGTAATCTCATTCTTGTAGTCCGTGAGTGCTGGCAGCGACTCGCGGTATAGCCGGGACGTGCGCTGTGCGTCTTCCAATGGGACACGAGCCTGCTCACTAATCGCCTTTGCTCCACCCCCGTAGACAGAGCAAAAGCCAGCAACCTTGGCCAGCTTGTATTTCTCAGGATCAGCACTTTTCCAGTCATCGAAGCCTTTCGGCTTGCCGTACATGGCGAGGCACGTGACCTCGTGCTGGCTCTCGCCAGCGAACGCAGCGTCGATCATCGATTGCTCACCGGCCAAGGCGCCGATGATTCTCATCTCGACCTGATCCATGTCGGCGCCCACCAACAGGTACCCGTCCGGAGCGATGATGCAGTTACGAACCGCCTTGGCGCCGAGCAAGTCATCGGGGTCGAAGAGATCATCTTCGTCCTCGATCAGCTCATCATCTATGACGTCGTATTCGTCAGTCACCATGAGAACTTGTCATCCAGGTAGTGATCGTAGACAACCTCGTGAATCTCGTGAAGTTCCTTCAGAGTTGAATACGAACACCACCACGAGCAGTTTTTACACGAAACCTGAAGCTCGGAACCATCACAATTATCCGGAACCGCTTGGATCGTAAAGCTCTTGAGCCACGGCAATAGTTCGCTCATTGGAACTTGTCCTCCAAGTAGTGATCGTAGAGCTTTTCAAACACGTCTTCGAAGTTGACCGTGCATTCGTCCCATTTGTACTCCCAGTGGCAGGCAAGGCATTTGACCATGAGATCGCAATCATCTCGGGCGATGACATCGAAGTTTTCTGCCCACGAGGGTGCCTCTCCGCGATTCATCCAACTCATCAGTCCGCCTTAGTGCTTGGTAGTTGCTGGAAGGGAGGCTTAGACACCGACATGCGCGACGTGCGGGCCGCGTGAGTGTTGATCGAGGCGTGGATTCTGTCGTCGCTATCCCGGATTCTCAGCATGGCGTCAGCGTAACTCTTCTTACGTTTGGACATCTGTTTGACGGTTCGAATCTTGCTGGCCAGCTCCCCGGCCGGACCGCCAGCGTTGGTCAGATCGCGGAGGACGTCCTTATCGGCGCTCAGTCCGCCCGTCTTCGTTTTCTTGGTAAGATGAGCACCGGCCGCTCGCAGCGCGGCAACAACCTGCTTCGGTGCATTAGGATTCGTGAGCCCCATTGCCTGGAGTTCAACCATACCCAGTTCGATCTCCCTGGTATACGAATCCGATAGTTTTTGCGTGTAGTCCGCATCGATCATCATTCCCTTGCGAGAGCGACCGTCCATAAAGAGCTGAAGCGCGTGCTCGTACTCTGTGGCGGACATCCACACTCCGTCCACCTCGATCGGCTCAAGGACGTGGGGATGAGAGCGCAGGACTTGCCACACGCGGTAGGTCAGGAGAGGGTCTGTTCCGCTGTACGTAAGATACCGATCATCGAACAGGTCGATGTAGCGCCAACCCTCTTGCAGCTTGATCTTCTTCATCTTGGGCTGACCCTTTTTGGCGCCCGTGGTGTAGAACTGGCCCGTAGGCAGCGAGATCTCTTTGAAGGCAGCCTTCAGCGCGCGTTCACCATCCGCGGCGGTCTCATCCACGTAATGCACGGCGAGGTCTTCCTTCAGCCGATGCCCCACGCCTCCGTCGAACCGGGATCGGGAATCCACACGTCGAGACAACAGGCTGGTGTCCACGGTGTTCTCAAGCATGCCCATGCTCTTCTTCAGGTGCGTGTCCACGGCAAGGCAGTCGTGTGGCGCGTTGTGCATTATCCAGGGGCGTGGCTTCGAGCAGATCCACTCGATGAGACCCATTTCGCGAGCAGGAATGTTAAAAGCTGTTTGTCGGTCGCCGAACTGAAACAGCCGTAGCTCCCAGTCCTTCTCGTACGGGTCGAGACCTGTGGCCTCGGTATCCGAAGCGAGAGCACGAGCACCGTAGCGGTCAAGCCAGTTCGTAACCTCGCTGAGATCCTTCGTGCCCTGGTACGTGAAGATGTCACAGACATCACCATCAATGGTTACTTGGTGTCTTAGCATCGCTCACCATCTTCGGAGACAGGAACCCTCCTGCACCATACGCCGCTTCCCACACCGTCCACCAGTTCTCGATTATGTACCCCCACGCTAGATTTCTAGCCGCGCGGCCCATGTCCTTACGAAGGAACGGATCACGGGCTAGAGCATGGAGATAGTGACCCCATTGGTAGTCTTTCTTGACAAGGTATCCAGTCTCGTAGTGGGCGACAAACTCTCGATATGGCCCGACGTCAGAGGCAATGACAGGGATTCCAAGGGCCGCATACTCAAGAGCTTTGAGTGGAGACTTGGATCGGTTAAATCGATGATCCCTAAGCGGCGCAAGACCGATGTCAAAGTCGATAGCGGACCAGAGAGCACCAACCGTGTCCGTCCATGGTGTGTGACGGTAGCGACCATCCAGTCCGAACCTCGACCCGTAGGCCTCTCCAATGTCATGAAATTGGACGTCGCGGTTACGGTGCAAGAATCTCTTGACATGCGGGGATACCTCTTTCCAATCCATGTCGTGTGTGGCCGAGCCTGCCCATCCGACCGTCAGCGCTGGCGCTGTGGTGCGCTCGAATTCGAGCAGCGACTTAGGGACCGTGTTGGGGACGATGTACACCCGGGGGTTGAGCTTCGAGACCAGCTCGGCGAGTTGCATCGTGGAGACCGTCACGGCGTCCGCACACTGGATGTTGCGCTTCAGGTTCGCGCGGATGTGTGCCTGCTCGTAAAAGGCGTAGCCAGGGTTCGAGGGATCGAGGTTGAGCAGGTCGTCATCAAGCTCATACACGCGGTAGATGTCGCTGCGCTTCTGCCAGGTCTTGGATGGTCCATCCTGGCATATACGTTGGCCCACAACGATATCGGGCTTGTCCCAACCATGATCGTAGGCCCACACCACACCCACACGCGTCTCGTGGCCGTGCTTGGCAAGCTCATCGAGCGGCATCTTCATCCGGTAGAACCAGCACCCATCACGGACAGACGCGGACCAGCCGAAGATCTTCACTCAGGGTTCCCCTTGATCTCCATGATGATCCTGTTCGCGATGCCCTGCATTGACATGGTGTTCTGGTAGCGGTTGTAGGCCGTGTCCAGGATGGCCATGGTCAGAGCCGGGGACTGCCCGCGCTCGTGCCACTCGCTGATGAACGACGACTCTTCGGCGAAGTCGTGTTCGTGCAGTACAAGAGACCACCCCGTGAGAGATCCCATAGGCCGACCGGATCCCCCTTCTTCACGGAAAACACGAACAGCTTCAGCCAGTTTCCGGAAAGCAGTCTCGGCACGCTCTTCTGTCCATTCATCGTCGTGAAATCCAGCCATCACTACTCCCTAACGAATTGGTGTGGTGACCTCAGCCCCTAGTCACCGTGTCCGGCCTATTGGTGCCGCTGTCGTAAAGGCCGCTTCCCCAAACAGCTAGCACGCCCGTGCACAAGTCATTCCATAACCCGGATTCTATCCCGCTAGCTTGGAAGGGTGGTGGGTCGCTTTACCAGCGCTTGCGTAACCCCACTCTTACCTGCTTACTTGACCCTGCCGTGCGGCGCACTAGCGTGTCGTTTAAGGAGTCCCTCTCAGGCTCCGCATCCCCGCACAAAGATTCGATGGGGCAGCATTTAGGCATCGCTTATTTAATGCAGGCCAGCCGTGTGCGCCTTGCACCCCATCGACGCTCAGAAACCTGCGAGCATCTGAAGCTTGTCGTCTTTGGACAGCTTGTCCCAGATCGACTGCTTCACGCCGTCCGGCGCCTTGGCCAGGTCTTCCTTGGAGTACTCCGGCGTGACTGCCTCGGCGGTCGTGGTCGAAGCGCGGCGTGTGGTATCAGTTTTTGATCCTTTCACGCCTTCCTTGACACCACTGCCACGCTTGCCCGGGGTGATCTCGACGTTGTACAAGAGGGGTGGCTGGAAGTTGCGCGATCGAGCCTTGCCCTTGCCGATGACCTCGATCTTGAGGTGATCGCCCGGAAGCAGGTCCGCCTCATCCACCTTGGCGCGGCCGTCCTTCTCCATCGCTTCCAGTTCGCGCTTGAGCGCCGTGAACGCGTTGCCGCCGAAGATGAGGGAGGTTTCGCCGTACTCAGGGGAGTCGATCGTCGCGGAGGGAGCCATCATCGGGCGGGTCTGAGCTTCGTCCCAGTACTTCGGTTTGGTGGTGTCGAGGTTGCCCTCAGCGTCGAACTCGAACTGCTGGACCATCTTCGATTCTTTGATCGTGCCTTCAAGCACGTCTCCCACGTCGCGTGGGCGATCGAGGTGATCGACCCAAGACGGGATCTTCTTCTTCATGACTTCACGAACGGACATGACTACTCCTTTACTCTGTGTACAACTGGGTTGCTTCGCCACCGTAGACACAGTCACGGCGGACGTAGCAGGACGTACAGAAGGATGATACACGAGGTAAGTACAGACCGGCACTTTCGGCACGATCCATCGTTTCGTACATGTGTACGATGGCATCCAGGGGGATCTCATCCGTCTGGTACACGCGCGACATCTTACCCTTACGCAGGTCGAAATACGATCCCCCGCGCACATCTAGATGGGGGTAGAGCTGCTGGACGGCGTGAGCCGTGGTGATGACCTGTAGACCGCGATCCTGTGGCAGCATCCGGCCGGACTTGTAATCGATGATGTCCACCACGCCGTACTTGTCCAGGGTCATGTGGTCGGCGATCAGCACGTCCTTGACCGATCCGAAGTCCAGTTCAAGCCTGACCTCCAACGCCAGCTTGCCGGGCTCTAGAAGGACTGTGGAGAACCCACGGTTGGCAGGGTTCATCTCGGCGTAGTACTGAGCCATCAGCGTGCCCTCACGCAGCCACCAGGCGAAATCTTCCTTGCCCTTGTTAGCCGCGGACCAGTCGGACAGCTCCATGTACTCAGGGGGTGCGCTGTCCTTCTCTTTCTCTATCTCGTTGAGCATGTGGTTGCGGAACCAGGTCCTAGCCTGGGCCGCTGAAGGCCAGGCGTCCGGCCGCTTGTGCGTCTCGGCGTAGGTGGCCTTGCGCTCGAACGTCTCTATCGTGGCGTGGATGGCACGCCCGCCGATGAGCGCCCACGAGGGTCGCTGTACAGAGTCGCGCTTGCGAGACAGGTAGTACTTGTAGCCACAATCCGCGAACTGCGTAACCTGGCTATGAGACCGGCTTGACGACACCCAGGATCTCCCATACCTTCAGGGCAAGAGCCAAGCTGTGCGACGGCCGTAGATCCATGACCAGCCGACGCGACTTGTCTATCATCACCCAACGATTCAATGGGACGATCCTAACAGGCGCCATCTCGACGTCCTCTATGACGGCCGCGTTGTGTCCTTCAAGATGGCCAGCAAACAGAGTCGCGCTGTCACGATCCAGTCGGAGAACCGTGCGCCCGTTCTTGCGGAACCTGACTTGCCACTGGCCATCTTTGGTGATGATTTCTTGGACTTCAACCTTCTTCCCCTTCACGTCCTCGATCACATCGGTGTCCAACCTGAAGCGGCGGCCCAAACGGTAGCGAAGAATCCCGTCGCGCCCACGATCAACAACGCGAGACCTCTGAAAAGCCGAAGCTTCGAATCACGAGATTCGGGACCGGTGAACTGCTTCACACCGAACACCAAAGCCGTCAGCGACGTGAGCACCAAGAGCAGTGCCAAGATTACGTTGATCATTCGGTCACCTCGTGACTCGGGTAGATGACTACGGCCGGGTAGGTGGGATCGTAGTTGACGCTCATCTCTTCGGGTTCATCACCCAGTTCCCACATCCGGTTGCCCTCGGGATCACCAGCGAAGATGACGCGCTCGTCCGGAGCGTGGTCGGTCAGCAAAGCTAGCAAGTCTGCGATGATCATCTCTCGCCCTTCCTTCCTGGCATGTAGGCCTGTTTCAGGCTTTCTCGGTCCACTTGGATCGTGCGGATCTTCTCGGCGAACGGTACGTCACACGCGCAACCGACGTTCTTAAGACGACCACACGAAGGACACCAGTTGCTGAGCGGTGCACTGAAACCAGGGCACAGATGGTGTCCGAAACCGTCGGTCCAGCCGTGCTGTCCATGTTCACCTCTCATCTTGCATTGCGGGTGAGGCACGACGGGAACGCCACTCGTTGCGCTGGCGGAGTCGGGTCTCTCGTTCTTTTCTTGACTCATATCGGCTCGGTCCTTCCACCTTCTTCTCTATGCTCTTATACCCCCACTCTGCGATCCAGTTGCGCACCGTGTTGTGCGAACGCTGGACCCGCTGGGCAATCTCCCTGGCATCCATGCCCTTGTCCATCAGCATGCGCACCACGACCTTGGCGGTCGGCTTATCGATGGGCATGCTGTGTCCATCCTGGACAACGAACAGGATATCAAGCTCGTTCGGTTGGCTCTCCGTCACCATCCATCACCCCCTCCACGTAATCCCTGATCTGGTCGAGCACCTTGAGCTGCGCGGCGATCCCTTCGAGGTCGTGTGTGAAGGGCTGCTTGCTCTTGATGAACCAATGCACGGTTCTCGCCGCCGTACGGCGTCCATGGTGGTAGCTGGCCAGGTCCATCAGAGGTTGCCCTCGATCCAGTCCGCTATGTCCTCGAAGCTGGCTCGCTTCTCGTCATTCAGCGCCACCAGGGCGCCGATTTCGTTCTCGGTCAAGCCGCAGTAGCCATCGGGGACCGTCGAGACAGAAGCACCGTTGATCCCGTTGCCAAACAAATATCTGTAACGACCTCGGATTCCCGGAACCGGATCAACACAGCCCTTGGGGTTGTAGGGCACGTACACCGATTCCACGCCGTTGATCTCAGCCAGCACCCCGAGACAGCAGTACTCGTTGGCCTGGTTACGGAGCAACTGCCTACCCTGCTCGAAGTCACCGGAACGAAGCGCGGCCGTCCACTTGACTTTGGTTTCCGGGTCCATCATTTGTCAAACTCCTTCAGATTGGCGAGCTTCGTGCGCAGGCCTTGCAGGTGAGCGTGGACCCTGGTCTGGTCTTCTCCCAGGTGCCCGGCCTTGACGTACTGGCCCATGTACTCAGCGATCTCGAACTTAAGCTCTTTGATGTCGTCCGTGAACCTCACGGTCCTATCCCCACTGTTCGGCCATGGCATCAGCGATGCCCTGGAGTGTCACGCTTCGATGGTTTCCGCTTACGAACCTAGCCGTTGGCTGGACAACCTTGGTGTGGCGCAAGGGCTGTACGTGCTTGAGCCACAGGTACGTCGGTCCGAACCACGCGTGTCCGAAGTGATACGGCTCGATCACCTGGTCGGGCCTGCGCCAACCTTCGATCTTATCGGGATTGGCCACCACAACCCGCGGCGCAGCCTTGAAGTACTTGTCCTCGCTGGCGGTCGGCTCGAACGCGAGCACCATATCGTAGCCGATGGCCGGGTGGAGCAGCTTGAGTACGTCGTAGTTCGTGTGGAACCGAGACGGTATGACCGACGGTTGCCAGTCGCAGGAGAAAGCGTTGTGGCCGCGACCGCGGAAGGCTTCGCGCACCTTGCCGGAGTAGTCACTGGCCACCAGTATCTTCATGCCCGCTGCTATCGGCTTGAAGCGCTTTGAGTTTCCCATCCCGCTTTTCCCTCTTCTCGATGTAGGCCATCAGGTTAGCGTTGTGCGTGGCCACCTCGTCCACCTTTTGATTCAGCCTGCCAAGCTGCGCTCGAAGATCCATCTCGAACTGAGTGGAGTTCATCAGCATCAGCTTGACGTGCATGATTGTCTGCTTGTTAAGCCGTCTTGTTTGCCACGGTTTCATCGGCATGGCTTAGTTCCCTCTCCTCCACGGCACGCGGAAACATGCCGCCAGTCTCGTAGTAGATCCGGTATCGCGCAGCTTCGTCGTCGTACCAGATTCCATACACCTGCACCACCACGGCACGATAGATGGTGTTGTTGCGCTCATCCGTGCCGTGGTGCCATACGGTATCGCCGAACTTGAACTTGCTCATACCGGGTCATCCTCCAAGAGCCAGGCGTCCATGTTGCGCGTGACGTCGTCGCTCATCTTGACGTAGGTCTGACACACGGGAATCTGCTCGGTAGTGTAAAAGCGGATCCTGCATTCCTTGCACTCGTCGGCGTGGGCAGCGCGGTCATCGCAGGCTTTGATATACGCTTCGAAGTATTTGCTCTTCATCTCATCCCCTGATTCCCTTGCTCTCCCCCGTCAGCCAGCGTGACTTTTCGGTAGAGTCCCATCGCGCCATGTCGCCCCAGAGAGGTCTTTCATCGTCACGCGAATGCTCGGAAAAGCTTGTTTCTCTTCTTCCCTTGCCTTACAACTCAAGCCTAGTGCGAGGTGGGGGTACAGTCAAGGGGATCCCCCATCAGATTTCCTAAGGAGCGCTACCATGAAAGCACGATACACCGCCCAAACGACTGTCCAGCTTACCCCGGAGATGCGCAAGTGGCTGGAAGACCACGCTGAGGCTACCGATCAGAAGCTGGCTGACTCCATCCGCGAGATGCTCAACCGCGGCATCAGCGCCCACCAAAGCGACACAGCGAAAGCGAGGCAGCTTCCGTGACAATCTCCCCCATAGCTGGCTCTCCGGCCAATGTGCGGGCGATGTGGGAAAAGGGGTACATCGTCGTACCTCTCAAGGACAAATCACCCGCGCACCTGGGCAAACGCTGGCAGGACCGCGCACCAACCAACCTCGCCGAAGCTCTCGCGCTGTTCCGTGAGCATCCGGGGGACATCGGCATCTTCACCCCTGCCTCCGGCCTGCTGGTCGCTGACGTGGACGTCAAGGACGGCAAACAAGGCCGACGCACCTGGGCGTCCCTCATCCGCACCCTAGGCCCCAATGGCGCGCACACCGTCGAGACACCCTCGGGCGGGCTGCACGCCATCTGGCGGATGGCTCCCGGCCACGAACGAGACAACGCGATGCTAGGCCCTGGTGTTGATGTCAGAGCGGCCTCAAACGGCGTGGTGGTGGGTTACCACACCCCCGACCATTATCCGAGCCTCCACGATCTACTGGTACCCCCCGAATCATGGTTGGATGAGTTCGCCCGCAACACCCGCGCACCCATCGACGTGGGCGAACTGGAGTACAGCGACTTCGAACCATCAGCTCAGCTTCTGATCTTGACTGATGAGTGGGACGGCGTGGATCACGATCGCTCCGAATGGTTCTACAAGGTCGTCTCGCTGGCCTACGACGAGGGCGCCCTATCGGGTGACTCTGACTGGCTGATGTCCCGCCTATGCGCCGAGAAGTACGAAGAGCGTGGTGATCTTGAAGAGCAGTTCGCGCTGTGCTGGCTCAAGGCCGAACGAGCCAAGCGCACCATCGACGCCAAGCCCGGGGGTGGTATCGGTCTAGCCCCAAAAGGCGCAAAGCTCACCGAACGTGAGAAAGCGGCTATCAACGATCCCAAGACCTTTCATGGCAACTTCATCGTTCGGTGTCTCGACGACGTTGAAGAGCAGCCCACTCTGTGGCTGTGGGACGATCGCATACCGCTTGGTGAGCTAACCCTGATCGCAGGTAGAGAGGGTGTGGGTAAGAGCACTTACCTTGCTCACCTGGCAGCGCGCATCACCAACGGCACGGCGCAGGGTGATCTCTACGGCAAGAGGAAGGGCGTGCTCTATATCGCCCAAGAGGATTCATGGTCTCGAACCATCAAACCTCGCATGATGGCCGCGGGTGCTGACATGAAGAAGGTCTTCTATCTCGATGTGGTGGAAGACGGTACGCCGCTTACGATTCCGGAACACTCTGAGGTTTTGGCGTCGCTGGCCACCGACTACGACGTGGCGGCAATCATGTTCGATCCCATCGTGTCGGTGATCGACGATGAGATCTCGACGGACAAGACTCGTGAGCTGCGTACGGCATTAGAGCCATTGCGCAAGGAAGCCGAGCGTGCCGGGGTGGCATTGCTTGCCCTGGTACACCACAACAAGACGCCAGGCACCGACGCCAACAGCAAGATAGCCGGGGCAAGAGGGTGGACCGAGGTGGCTAGGGCCATCATCCAACTGGTCCAGAACCCTGAGGATGAGGACACCTGCATACTCAGCTCGACCAAGAACAACCTTGGGAAGCTTCATCGCAATCACCTGCTGTATGAGATCAAGGGCAAGAAGTTCTCGAAAAACGGGCAGGAGATCAGGACGTCGCGGATCGAGTTCACCGGCTCGTCCACCATCTCAGCTCAAAGCGTCTTAGAGGGTCGAAACCATGGAAAGCGTGGTCGTCCGGTGACCGAAGAGACCAAGACATTGATCGAAATCATTAAGGACAAAGGGCCGATTTCTACCTCAGAGTTGGCTAAAACGACCAACACTAAATACGAAGCGGTCAGAAAGACCCTTGTCAGGGCAGAAGCCCGACAGGATGTCAAACGGGATGTTGATGGTCATTGGGTTGTCGGTGATCCAATCCAGGATGAAGTGGACTCGGACAACTAGTGATCGCTGGGAGGAAGTTGGTCAAAAACCACGGCTTCCTCCCTACTCTTCTAGAGCATGTATTCATTAGGGAAGTACTACTACTACTACTACCTAATATATGTTACTAAGAGAAACGTCCTGAAGTAGAACACGTTCTAGTGAACATTCAACTATCGCAAAGGATCGAAGATGGCAGATCTAAGATACTACCGAGACGATGGAACCCTGGTTGAGGGTGTGGTGCTCGATGCTCCAAACAGAGACGGCCTTGCGCCAGGCAACTGGAAGTGGGAACCATCGATACCCGGCCTGATGATTACTCGGATGAGTGATGATCAACGATCTGTTCATGCGGGGCATTGGATTTTTGTCCCGTCTGAGCAGGATTAACTCCAACACGACAACTTACCTGATAGACCCTGGATAACGCAGGGGAGGGTGTGGTAGATTAGGAGTTCAGGAGTAGACCAGCATCTTCACCTGTTGCCAAGATGGCAGAACGAAGGAGTTGCCCGGTTTGTGGTCCGAGTTACCAAAACCACATTTAATCCAATTTAGAGAGGTATGACCGTGATCGCGCTGACTATCGCCGCTATCATCGTCGGCAGCATTGTCGTAGGTAAGTCCATCATGTTCGTCGTTGAGAGGGTATGGCCGCGATGACCGAAACGTTTAACAAGGGTGACCGGGTGTCGGTTATGGCCACTGTGATCGAGCCCAAGGGCTACCTGACCAAGATCGAGGTCGATGGGACTAACGAGGAATACCAGTTCAGCATCAAGTCCGATCGCCTCACCCTGTTCGAGCGGGCCAAACCCGAGCGCCCTCCCCAGCCACCTGTGGGCGCCGTGGTGAAGTACACGCTCTTCCAGGAGGAGAAGACCTACCTCCGCCTGCGTGAAGGTTGGATGGCAATCAGCGCAGGCGGTAGGGTCTTCAGCGGTATTGGCTGTTACCGCTCGTACGAACAGATGTTCGAGTGGGAGAACATCAGCTTCCTGCCCGCGATCGAGAAGTACTGGGAAGACACGCACACTAAGCGGGTAAGTCTCAAGAGAGCCAAGCTGAGGGATGCGTACAGTGGCTAGCTACTGGCCCAACCGCAAGACCTGGCTGATGCTGCTGGAGTGGGCGCTGTTCGTCGTCTTCGTTGGTACATTGCTGGGCTTGGCCATAGCGGTATGGCGAGGTACACATGGCTGACGGCCCTGTCTGCAAGGGGTGTGTGGCAGAGTTCGGCTCTAACAAGGGTCGCAACTTGTGGAGGGATTCCAAGCTCTGCCACACGCACTTCTACCGTAAGAAGCGTGAGCAGGCCAAGAGGCGTCACGATAAGCGTGTCCAGGTTGTCTACGGCCTAGAGCCAGGTGAGTACGATGAGCTGTACCAGTTCCAACATGGACGCTGCGCAATCTGCTTCCGCGCGACGGGTCGGACCAGGCGTCTATCGGTGGATCATGATCACAAGACGGGTCATGTTCGTGGTCTGCTTTGTCGCCCTTGCAATGATCTGCTAGGCCATCTGCGTGACGACCTCTTGGCAGCCATGCGTATCGTGCGCTATCTTCGCGAAACCCCCTACGATCACATGAGGCGAACGAGAGATCAATGAGCTGCGATCATCTCTGGGAGGCTGGCGATGTCCACTCCGATTGGATATGTGCCAACTGCGGCGAACGAGAGGACATCCCCGATGCCTACCCACAAGCGTGAGACGTACTTCCTCATCACCATGTCCAACGGCCACACGTACCGGCGCAAGTTCCACGAGTCGGAGAAAGCCGTATACAAGTCCCACGAGTTCATCGTGTACTTGCTGGGCAGCGCGTCCTACGTCGTGACGGAACGGGGTGTGGTGCTCAACCCCAGGCACATCGCATCCATCGCTATGGACCGCACAAGGACGGGAGCGCCCGAGTGATATGTGACGAGCACTGTCCTTGCTGGGAAGACGGTTATGAATGCTGCTATTGCTTGGAGCTACCTGAATGAGCTGCAAGGGCTGCCAGGCGCATTGGACGGGACTGAAGATCGCCCATTGCGCTTCCTGCCACGAAACCTTCACCACGCCCGCCAACTTCGACAAGCACCGCGTACGAGGTAAATGCGTCGATCCTTCGATACACCTGGTCAAGAACGCCCGTGGTATCTGGCACAAGCCGTACGAGAGGGAGGACGACGATGTCTAGCCGCGATGGTCTCTCTGGCCGAGAGTGGGCCTTCAATCAGTGGATGAAGGAACTTGGCACCGTTGGCTACAGCAACGGATTCATGGAGATCAAGATCGACAACTTCAAGAATCCAGCACATCGATCTAGGATGCGCTGTAACAAAGACGTGTGCTCGACGTGCTACCTGAACGGGTGGTCATTCACGCACTGTGCTGTCCCCAGCCATCCCAAGGAAGACCCACCTCGGTTCATCTAATGTAGACTGTAGGTATGAGTTATCACGCATCCGTACAGTACGTTTACCCTGGATTTGACGTCCCCAGCGAAGAGGACGACTTCGATACCGAGGCTGAGGCAGATGCCTACGTCGCGGACAAGATCACTGCTTTCGCCTCCATCCTTGAGGCAAACACCCTCTGGTTGACACCACAAGGTGAAGGTGTGACCCGCTGGCATCTACCTCCGCGGGCTATCCTGCGTATCGGTACATCGGTACAGGAGAACTTCGAAGAGTAGCGCAATCATGCTCTAACCGGATAGACTACGCGTTATGCCAAAGAGGGTTGCGAAACGCGTAGGATTCCGGGGATCGATCCTCTTGGTTTTCTGCACGTTTGGCCTGTTCTTTGGCCTTGGCAACTTGGGTACCACTCCCCCGCCCGTCGCCTTGGCCAATGCGCAGGTCATCACTCATTTGGCCCCACTTGTCTTCTGGTATGGCTTTTGGACTGCTGTGGGCGTTATATGCATCATCGGGGCGTTCTGGAAGTCCTTCGATCCATTCGCATACGCTGCGTGGATATTCGCCAGTCTCGTATTTGCCTTTGGCTATTCGGCGTGCCAGGTTCTGGCTTGGCAGCACCAGACCCACGCTGTCCAGGGCATAGCGCCCCTACGGCCTTGGGTGTCCGCCCTGCTGTTCGGCGTACTGGCCTTCATGGGCTATATCGAGAGCAGGCGCCCGTGAACTCCGCCATCCTCGCCGCCCTGTTTACCGCCGTGGGTGCTGTGATCATCTCGGTAATCAGTGCGATACAGGCACGCGGCGTTCAGCATTCCAAGAACGAGCAGGACCGACTAGCCCTTGCCCAGGTTGAGATAGATCGGGTGCTCTCCCACGTCAAGGAGGAGAACGCCCAACTGTGGACAGAGGTGAGAGCTTTGCGCACAGAGAACGACACTCTCCGGAAAAGACTCAGGGCCGCGGGAATAGACTGATGATCACGTGTGAGATGCCCATGTGGTTCCCCGTCGCGGTCTGCACGGTGGCTGGTGTGCTGACGTTAGGTGCCGGGTTTGTCGCGATGTGGTGTGTTTATCGCCTAATTGCTTATTTTACGTCTTAAGCACTAGGATTCGGGTATGCAGTTCATCGGATGGATAATCGCCAACATCGTGGTGGTTGGTGGGTTCATCCTGGGCTTCCTGAAGTACCGGCGTGAAGAGCGTGATCATCGGCTGGAAGAGATGAAAGCGGCCTTTGACCCGCGGCCCAGTGTGGAGGCAGCCAAGACCGTGGTGGACATGATGCGCTCACAGGTCGATTCCATGTCACGTAGTCTCTCCAGGATCCCCGAACTAGAGCGGACGGTATACGACCTAAGGGTCGAGCTGGATGACACGCGAGAGCAGCTTAGAAAAGCGATCCTGAAGATAGAGGCGGCGGGGCTGTGAATTGGTGGGAACTACCATGAGCCAAGAGCTTGACCGGACCAGGCAGAACCAAGAGCAGAAGACCCAACTTCGTATGCAGGCCTATGAGCTGAGGCTTGAGGGACATCGATACGACGAGATAGACGCGTACCTGCGACTGAGGGCAGGGACCGCGGCCCGCTGGTGTGCGGCCATCCGCAAGGCTGCCCAGCGTGACGCTGATGCCAGCGTGCTTGACATGGAGAAGGACCGGCTGGACAAGCTGAGGGCGCGTGCCTCCGCCGACGTGCAGGTGCTTGAAGCGCACATGGCCGAAGAGGAGAAGATCGTCGGCTACATCAACCCCAAGACGGTGGAGAGCCATGGTAAGGCGCTGCTCGTACTGCTGAGGATTGATGAGTCGTATCGGAAGCTTGTGGGCGCTGACGCTGATGAGCGGATCAAGGTGGAGGCTACGGTCAACAACACCAAAACCCCCCAAGAAGAGGCGCTCATGGATATGATCCGCAAGGTACAGCGGGAGAACCAGCAGACCATGAAAGACATGAAGGGGGATCAATGAGCGTCCGTGCGTGGGGCTATACACTGATTGCCATCTCGGGTTTCCTGTGGGGATTACTAGGCAAGATCTTAGGAGTTTGATCATGGCACGACAAACACAGACATTGTTCAGTAACGGGATCATCTGCTATCGATTCGCTCAATCAGATCAGGCGACGATCGTCTCTTTGGCTGTGGATTTCGATGAAGGTGAGACGACCTACACCGCGTCTGGCACGGCGAAGAAGGACAACCACGACAAGCCTGATGATGAGGTGGGCCGCAACCTGGCTGTGGCTCGTGCGCTGCGCTCGCTGGCCAACAAGTTGGAGAAGGAAGTGGCCGATCGCGCTTTCCCTCAGCATTACCCGATAAGGGATCCCTACGCGGAACACACGAACATCGACCAGACGCCGGACACTCCGATAGAGCCGATGTTGGTCGATGGGCTGCTGCACCGTCTCGCCAAGAACCTGAAGAATATCTATGGGGAGTACAAGTGATGCGTTGGTATTGCAGCGAGTGGCCAGTGTGCGACTTCGCCCGTCCGTTTACCGAGGTGGGTAAGGAGGTGGTGGCAGAGCACGAGAGGGAAGAGCACGGGGTCTTCTACACCAAGCGAGACCTACTAGAAAAGGCAATTAAGGACTCTCGCGGCCCCTACAGCGACTTCGAGAGTTACGTTAGCCCCCGTGAAGCCATATTGGATGAAGCCAAGGGCTACACGACCAAGGATCGCAACTCCCAATACGGTGAGCCTGAAGACAACTTCGCCAACATCGCGCGCTTCTGGCAGGCGTGGCTGCACCACAAGCTCAAGCCGGGTGAGACCATCGACCCGTTCGACGTGGCCGAGATGATGTCGCTGATGAAGAAGGGCCGCTTGGTCACTACGCCGACACACCGCGACTCCCACGCCGACGACATCGGATATTCTGCTTGTGCTTGGGACATCGTCAGCAAGTACCACGGGGTACCTGAAGGCGAGGAGGTTGAGGATTGTGAGCGAACCTAGCTACGGGCTGATGAAGCTCACCGCGGAGACGTTCGAGAAGTTCCGTGATCCCGAATTGTCTGAAGATCCCAGCGATCCCGTGGCTAATGTGGTCGCAGCAACAAGATACTTTCAAGCCAGATACGGAGATTCAACGATGAACGGAAACCCGCTCAACTACTCGAACATCGAGAACCTGAAGCCTGTGATCAGGACGGTGCCCATGACCAAGCTCGAAGCTCTCAAGGCTGCGCAGGAGTACGTGAACGGCGTGGTGGACCGCAAGAACGAGCGCGGCTATCCCGTGTCCACTCTGGGTACCGAAGCCCGTGTGGCGCTGACCCTGCAAGTGGCCCGGTTCTTGTACGAGGAAGATCATGAAGAGGAAGCGTAAAGTCGATGCCAAGGCGCAACAGGCGGGAAGACCGGGAAAGGCTGCCTCAGACCAAGAGGCGGCCGAACCGGGCTATTTCACCCGATTCGACAGAGAACTCCGGGCTGCTTTGCAGAGATTGTATCGTTGAACATTACTGTCCCGTGCACGACGGCGTTAGGGAGTACGACGAATGAGCACCTATCCTGAACGGTTCCACCTGGACGAAGAAGAGTACGGCCGCTTCGTCAAGGCCAGCCACATCATGCACAAGGCACAGGCTGAGGTCGAGTACTGGAAGGCGCTTGCCAAGATGCGTGAGATCAGCGGCGATGAGCGTAGGCGTCCACGTGGTTGAAACTCGCACAAAGACGACAAGGCCGTACTTCCTGGAACGTCTGTACCAGGACGAGCGCGACGGTACATGGCTGGTCTTACTCTATGTTTGGTCGTGGTCGGGTGGTAAACTCCAATTCGTGATGTCCGTGACTGAGCGGGAGTTTTGGGACGATTCCCATTACGTCGAGCAGGAGTGGGCAATGGTAAAGCTTGCGCGCGAATGGAGGCGGAACTTTGGAAGATCTACGCCGAAGAATCGTTACTCTGTCGTGCGACTATCTCCGTCTGGAAGTTCGGGACAAAAACGGTGGGCTCGCAATAGCCCGCGTTTCACGTGAAGCCTGGATACGCGCGCATGATACACTCCGCGAAAAGACGTGGGATTTCATATCCAGGCGCTTCCGAGAGAAGGTCACCTCATGAAGGATCCCTACAATTCCGCGACGTGGGCAGCGTATAAACGCTCGTCAGGTGAACGTACCTGGCTCGTAGCTATGGCGCTGGCCAACGGCCTTGCCGACAAGAATCAGGCCAAGCAAACGGTTCGTGGGTACCGGATGCCTAAAGGTACATGGGTCTATTCGGTCGTCATCCCGTGAAACTACTGACGATCGACATAGAGAACACTCCTAATGTGAGCTTCAACTGGGAAGCCAAGGCTATCTATATCCCCCACAAGATGATGATCCAGCACCGCAAAATGCTGTGCTTCGCGGCCAAGTGGCACGGGGATGACCACACCTACTTCTACCGCGGCAAGGGAATGGTCGAAAAGGCTCTTGAGATGATGTCCGAAGCGGACGCTCTCATAACCTACAACGGGCGCCGACACGACATCCCCATCCTGAACACAGAGATCAAAAAGGCCGGGCTAACTCCGCCTCCCCCGCCGATCCACATAGACCTGATACAGACCGTGCGCAGCCAGTTCAAGCTCTACTCCAACTCGCTGGACTACACATGCAAGTACTTCGGCCTTCCGGGTAAGGAAGAGTCCGGCGGTTGGGAGACGTGGCAGCACATCGCCATGGATGAGTTCATCAAGGACCAGGGTCTCAAGCCCCCAGCCAATCCCAATCTCGAACCAGCGTGGTTGTTGATGGAGAAGTACAACCGTTGGGACGTCGAGATTACGGAGATCCTCTATGACTTCCTTCTCCCTTGGATTCCTAATCATCCCAATCGCGGTCTCTTCGGAGAGGCATCCGCGATATTCGGCGAAGCTTGCTGTCCTCGCTGTGGTGGTACCGACCTCCGGCCGCAGGGCTTTACTTACACTTCCAGTGGTCGCTTTCAGCGATACAGGTGTGCCTCTTGCGGTCGCTGGTCAAAGCACTTTAGCCGTGATCGGTCGACTGAGACTAGGTAAGGATGACTGATGGGTCTGTTCAAGGCTGCTGAAGACCGCAAGCGCGTCTACGAGATCCCGGGCAAGGACGGTCCCACGATCGTCTGTTCAATCCGTGAAGTGGACCGTATACTGAAAGAGTTGGTGGCTGCCGCAAGGGGATTGCAAGGGAAACTTCCCCACGTGAACACCGCCGCTAACGTTCAGCTCTGGATGGAACTGGACATCGTGTTAGATGCAAGGCTTTTCTTCATGAATAAGGAGTAAACCGTGGCTTACCTCGTTGCTGTAGTGTCCGTCTTAACCGGCGTCATCGGTGCCGCGGGGATGCTCATGTACGGCCGAGAGGGCAGGGTTGGCCCGTTTATCCTTTCCACGGCATGTTTCGTATTCGGTGTCTTACTTGGAATCTACGGGGCGGTGACGTTCGGATGACACCAGAAATCAAAGTCCAGTACCAGTATTGGACCGGGACGCAATGGCAGCTTCAGGAGATCTACATCGGTCCGCCGATGTCCACTGGATGGCACATCTTTCATGTGGTCATGACTCTGCTGACGTGGGGGATGTGGTCGCTTGTGTACCTGACCCTGTACCTGAACGCGCGCAGCGACAAGGTCAAGAAGACCGTGGCGGCACACCACGCGGTGGATCTGTACTACCAGCAGCTTGACGAAATCCGGCAGGCACACGAGAAGGTGAGCGCCGATGTCTGAGACTCACCAGTTCATACTCGCGGTGGTCGGCATCGGCTGTGGTACCGCCGTAGTCCTGTTCCTGATCTACGCATGGATGAGAGTGCTGCTTGATGGCTAAGGTAAAAGTCCGGTATCGAGACTACGCGGGCGCGCGATCGATAAGCGATCTTCAGCTTGAAGATGTCCAGGGCGTGACGATAGAGGAGGGCATCCTGATTATCCGGATGTCCAACACAGAGGGGTACTTCATCCCGATCGACGTCGTTCTCAACGTCAAGTACGAATGAGGTGAATCGTGATCATCGAGCCTGATTCAATCTGGATCACCGATGCGCCCAAGCTCAAGCCCGTCGTCAAGGTCACTCGGTCCAACACCAGCCACGTCTACTACAAGGCTGTTGACAAGCGCGGCGAGCACCACTGGGACAAGGCTTTCTTCCTGCGCTATTACCGAAGGAGAGACGAAGTTGATTAAGAGAGTACTGATCACTGGCGCCGCGGGATTCCTTGGGAGTCACGCGGTTCGCCATTTCCTGATGAACACGGACTGGGACGTCGTGGCGCTGGTGTCGTTCCGGCACAGGGGGATGAGTCCACGGCTCTATCAATCCATGTCTGAGGGCCGCGGGCGCGTGACCGTGGTGACCCACGACCTTATAGGTCCGATAGACAAGGTGACGGCGCATGAGATCGGTCCTGTCGATTACATCATCAACTATGCGGCGGAGTCGCATGTGGACCGTTCGATTGCTGAACCGGGTCCGTTTATCAGCAACAACGTTACGAGCGTGCTCACTATGCTTGAGTACGCTCGTACCCTCGAAGGACTTAAGGCATTCGTGCAGATCTCAACCGACGAGGTTTACGGTCCTGCGCCTGAGGGTCACGCACATAAGGAGTGGGAAGCACATCTTCCTTCGAATCCGTACAGCGCCAGCAAATCCGCTCAAGAGGCGATTGCTTTTTCATATTGGCGCACATACGGGGTCCCTGTGGTCATCACGAATTGCATGAACCTGATCGGCGAGATGCAGGACCCCGAGAAGTTCGTGCCCATGGTGATCAAGAAGGTTCTCCGCGGCGAAGAGATCCCCCTGCACGCCCGGCAGATCACCTTCCCGTCCAGCCCGTTCGACTCGGCCACCAAGCTCGGTTGGGAGTACGGATCGCGGTTCTACCTGCACGCGCGCAACATGGCCGATGCCGTGCTCTTCCTGCTGACGGAGGGCGGCGCGTGGTCGCCCCCTAAGTTCTCTCAAGGCTTTGACAGGCCTGCGAAGTTCCACATCGTTGGCGAGCGTGAGGTGGACAACTTCGAGATGGCTTCTATGATCTTTGACGCTTACATGGAGGCTAGCCCGCCTGGCGTCAAGTACTTTAAGCCGAAGCCCGTGGATTTCCACAGCTCTCGACCCGGCCACGACATGCGCTACGCGCTCGACGGCTCGAAGCTTGAAGAGCTTGGCTGGAAGCGTCCCGTATCGCTCGAAGAGGCGATCAAACGTACCGTCGCGTGGTACCTGAAGAATCCGGAGTGGCTGGGATGAAGTTCCAAAAGGGCGACACCGTAAAGATCACTTTCGGCACGTGGGAGGGCATGATCGGCCGTGTGCTGGGTACCTTCCCGCGTGACGGCCTGGTGAACGTCTACCTTGATGAAACGGGTACGGCGGTTACCAAGCACGAAAATACCCTTGAGATGGTTTTCAGCAAAGAAGTCCCGAAACGCCCTCGGAATGCTATAATCCGAGACATACGTGATCTTCTAGCTGAATTGGAGATTTGATGGCTGAGGGTTCATACGAGCTGGTTCCCAAGCCAGCCTTCATCAAGACGATCCATCTCAAGATGTCGATCGGCGAGGCCAAGGCCAATCTGAAGGCTTTGACCGATCTCGCGACTCCCAATGACAAACAGCTCGCGGTCATAGCCGCTCTGCAAGCAGCCTTGGCGGCAGCGCCAGCCGATGACCTACCTTGATGGAATCGACGGATCTACCTTCGACCCAGCCGAATATCTGGCGCAGTTCCCTATCGAACTGCTACAGAGTTCGGCGGGTCGAAGAGCTTTGTGCAAGCTCGATCCGATGCTCTTCTCAGTCATCTATTTCGGAGATCATCTCCGCGCTGGTGATAACCACGACGGAGACATCACCTTCTCCAACTTTCACCTGGATGTATGCCGCGTCGCCCGCCAGTGGGCAGACAGCGGACCACATCGAGACGCTTTTGTCGCCCCTCGTGGAGGCGGAAAGAGCACGTGGAGCTTTCTCATCCTTCCCATGTGGGCTCTTTCGATGGGTCACCGCAAGTATGTGGCCGCCTTTGCCGACTCAGGACCACAGGCAGAGCAGCATCTCATCAGCTTCAAACGCGAGCTGGACAACAACGCACTACTCCGGTTGGACTTTCCAGAGCTGGTCAAGCCTGCTGTCCGACTGAGCGGCGTAACCGTCTCGGACAACCGGAACCTGTACATCGCCCACAACGGTTGTGTGTTCCAAGCCAAGGGCATCGACAGCTCCACACTGGGCGCCAAGGTCGGTAACCAACGGCCGGACTTGATCCTCTTCGACGACATCGAGCCTGATGAGTCCAACTACTCGGATTACCAGAAGGACAAGCGCGCCCACTCGATGATCAGCTCGGTTCTCCCCATGAACCTCAATGCCGCCGTGGTGGTCTCTGGTACCGTCACGATGCCTGGCAGTGTGGTGCACGACCTCGTTCGTACGATCCTTCAGCCTGACGGGGAGTGGAAGACCCACCTGCGTGGGCGCCCGGACATCACTGAGGAGCAGTTCGTCGTCCACTACTACCCCGCGCTGTTCGAGGTGGACGGTGAGAAGCGGAGCGTGTGGCCACAGAAGTGGACCGTGGTGTTCCTGGAATCGATCTGCCACACCCGCGCCTTCCAGCTCAACTTCATGAACAATCCCCGCGGTATCGAGGGCAACTACTGGCAAGAGGAAGACTTCCATTATGAGTCGCTGGATAATGCAACGCGCTGGATACTCCAAATCGATCCCGCTGTCACCACGAAGGGAACTAGCGACTATACCGGTCTCGCTGTGGTTGCGTTTCAGCCTCCATCTAAATCTCACCCCAGGGGGCGGTGTGAGGTCGTCTATGCGACAGATGTCAAGCTCGTGGGAGAGGCTTTCAGAGATCGGGTATTGCAAATCCTTGAATGGTTTCCACAGATTTCACGTATTCGAGTTGAGGCAAACCAGGGTGGGGAGATGTGGGTTGGCCCCGTCCCTGATGTACCTAAAGATAAAACCCCTCCATTCGTCATACCCTCGCGTGGAACTGCTCTCTTTGGCGTGCCGGTACCTGTCCAGATACAGAATTCGACGATCCCTAAGGAGACTCGAATTGCAATGGGTCTTAGCTGGTACCAGAGACCAGGGCGGCACGTAGTCCACAGGGAGCGGTTTCACCGCGCTGAAGAGCAAATGCTGACCTACGGACCCAAGGCCCCAAACGATGACATCGTGGACGCTGTGTGCCTCGCGATCCTTTACTTCCTGAAGGATGAAAGAGGAAAGATCACGGTTGGAAAGAAGCGTTCGTTCTCTTATGCGTAGTTTCATGCTAGAATGCGCTTGATGAGAAGGGGGTCGATTAGTGTCCGGAAGCTACTACACGCGTGATCTTGACGACTACAATCATGATCAAATAGCGGTGCCAGAGGATGAAGATCCTCTTTACGACCTGATGTACGGTATTCAAAAGCTGATCGAAGCACGACCCCGCTATCGTGAAGCTGAGCACCAGTACGACGGACAAATCCAGGTCGATGTTTCCGATCCCCGCCTCAACAAGATTTTGCAGACCCACGCCGACCGCCACAAGTTCAACCTCTCTTCGGTACCCGTCAAGGTTTTGAGCCACCACGTTCGACTGGCCGGTATGAAGATCGAGCAGAAAGCGGCGCAGAAGCAATGGGATGAGATCTGGAAGGCGAACGACCTTGATGGTTGGGCGCCTAAGGTCCATTCCGACACATTCAAGCGCGGCGATTACTACGTCATGGTGTGGCCTACCGAGGTAGACGCGGAAGATACCGGCGATACCGCGGATGGTGAAGGCGAGTTTGAATCGTCTGATAACGATGTCCTCGTGTCCGGCGTGGACTTTTTCTTTTTCTCCCCCATGCACACGCGGATGATCTACGACAAGAACAACCCGCGTATCTCCAAGTACGCAATCCGGATGTGGCAAGAGAACGGATACATGCTCGCGGACCTGTATTACCGCGACACCATTCAGCACTACATCACCCGATCCAAGACTGCCCGCGGCGTGAAGAAGGAAGACTGGGAGCCTTACGCGCCAAGTTATACGGTCGTTGTCGGTGACCAGCTTGAGACGATCCTGGATGAGCCTGTGGTGGAAAACCCCTTCGGCGAGATCCCCATCAAGCACTTCTCCACCGATCTTCCCTACGGTAAGCCCGTGCACGAGGACGGCTACGGCGCAGCCAACGCCATCTCCGAACTGCTGGTAGCCCAGCTGGCCACGATCACGGCGCAAGGTTGGCCAGCACAGATAGCGCTGGAAGACCCCGACGCGACGATCGAGAACAACACGGACACGCCCAACTGGGATGACGACGATGACCCGCTGTCCGACCAGGGCAAGGCCACGCAGGGTTCGCAGTTGCGAGCAGGGCCGGGAGCTATCACCGTACTTCAGGGCATCAAGGACGTCATCCAGCTCATGCCCGCGGACCCGTCCGTGTTCTCCGAACCGGTGGAGCTGTACCTGGGTATTCTCTCCACACTCACAGAGACCCCGTTCTACTCGTTCAACCCTGGTGGTGAGCAGCCATCCGGCAAGGCACGTGAGATCGCCGATGGACCACGCAAGGCGCGTGAGGCTTACATGAAGATCCTGCTCGGCAACAAGTGGAAGGAAGCCGCCACGCTCGCACTGAAGATGGTCGGCGTGGAAGACCCGGGCGACATCGAGCCCAACTGGGCGCCGTCCACCATGACCACAGAGTTGGATGACTGGACCAAGTTCGCGCTGATGCTCAAGACCGGAGTCCCGTTTGAGCAGGTCATGCAAGAGGCTGGCTACGATTCCGAGACGGTTAAGTCTTGGTTGGACAGCCTGCCTGAGATGTCCGTTGAGGAAGAGGTCGAGGTGACCACCCAGATTGCCGAGCTGATGACCGCACTGGGCTCGGGCATCAAGAGCTACATCATCTCCGAAGACGACGCTAACCTGATCTTCAGTACCCTCATGGAGAAGATCGGCGTAACCATCAGCGCGGCGCCGGAGAAACCAGACCCCATGGAGCTGATGGGCGGTCTCGAGGGTGCGCTTCCTGGAACCAGCATCGCCCACGGCGACATGAAGGCGTCCCTTGGAAAGCCGACGCCTCCGCCCAAGCCACCTCCGGGTGGTCCGGCGGCACCAAAGGGTAATGTTCCACCAGTTCGAAAGTCGTAACAACGAAAGGAGTTGAACCACATGGATTTTCCCGTACTTCCCAGCGTGATGTTCGATAGATCGTGGGTCGGTCTGGCGAGCCTGATCGTGGCTGTGATTCTGCCGTTCCTGGCTGCCCTGCTGGTAAGGGTGAGTTGGAGTGTCCAGAAGAAGGGCTTGGTGCTGCTGGCATTGAGCGCGGTCAAGACGTTCATCGACATGTTCATTGCTGTGAAAGGTGTGGACTTCGACGTCGTCGGCGCCGTGTGGACGGTCGGCATCAACTTCGGGATCGCCGTGATCATGTACTTCGGATTCTTCCGGGACGGCGCGCTCATCACCAAGCTTCAGACCGACTATGGCCTGAAGGACAGACCGAGACTGTAAGGAAGGTTGAGAGAGGATGACAGAGAAAGAGGCTCCCGCTGAAGAAGTCGAAGAGCTTGAGGAAGAGGATGTCGCAGAAGATGGCGATGAAGAGATCGAAGATGAGGATCTCTCAGCTCTACAAGAAGAGCTCAAGCAGACCAAGCGTGCGCTAGCCAAGGCCAACCGCGACGCGGCCCGCAACCGCCGGAAGGCACAGGAGGGCTCCAAGGACCCTGCTGAGTCCGATGCCAAGGTGGAGAAACTGGAAGGCGAGGTACGGCGCCTGCACGCCGCTGAGGCGCTGCGTGAGGCTGGAGCCGTGGGAACTAAGAAGAAGGTGGCTCGCATGGTCACCATGCTCGACTCGATCGACCCCAGCGAGGTTGACGACGCGATCGATGAGCTGAGGGACGAGTTCCCAGAATTCTTCAAGGCGGAGGAGGAAGAGAAACCCAAGGGCAAGCGTGCGCCACGGCTCAACACCTCCGACAACGAAACCAAGGACACAAAAAACAAGGGCGGATTGTCGCCCAT